CCCAACCGTGGAGAGCACCCTCTCCAAGGAGAGAGCCTCGAAGAGAGGTACTCTCCCCTCTTCTGCTGCGTTAGCAGCTGCCACCCTTAGAAGGGTGACATCCACCGGACCTTAATGTCGACGGTATCCGGGCGTCCCTGACGCTTGTAGCTACCCAACTCAAAGGGGTCCTCCCCTTGCTTGAGAAACCACTTAAGTAAGGAAGAAACACCATCACTCTCAATATCTGAGAGTGGTGATTTGTCGGTTTGATAAGCAACCCTGACAAGGGGTCGCTGTTTACTCTTACCGATCTCCACCCTATCCGATATGAAAATCTCAGGACCTAGATTGCCTTGCGGCGTCCAGGTTTTCTGGGATCTACTCAGAAAGGAGGATCTTCCCAACCCAGCACAGGTGTCATGAACGATGGGAAAAGGAATCAATTTCTTGATTCTATCGTCCAACCATCTAGCAGTGGACCACATACCCTGATTGTACATTAGGTTACGTAGGGCCACGATGGATGACACTTCGTGTGCGTCAGCGCGTGATGCAGGAAATACTAGCCGGGTTTTTACGACGGAGACGTCGTTTCCCTTAAAGTACTCCTTGCCACAAGACTCTCTGAATGAACCACTCCAGAAAGACTTGCTCGAGTTAACCTTGTACCCATAGGATTCAAGGAACTCTACCACGACGGGCGCTATGTCATTGGGAACAACTAGGTCATCCCCGTACACACGCACCTTACCAAGGTACTCCATCAAGGAGCCCCTGGTCAAACGGCGACTTTGCGTCGACCCTATGGCCATGAAGATGATCGTTGTAAAAACAATCGCTTCCATAGCGAAGGTCATCGCAGAACCCATAGACGCAAACTTGGAAAGGGAGATTATCCCATGACCAGGTACGTCTGCCTTCAGGCTTCTCGTTACTTCGACCGCCTCTGCTAAGAGACGATGACGTCGAAAGACAAGCCCTACATGCAGATTCGAAACTCGATCGGAAGCCTCACTAAGATCTAGTGTGGCAAGGGAACCCGTGAGGGAACCCTCTTGAGCCATCCGTTGATTAGGCGGTTGGTCATCAAATCCGATGATGCTTGGTAGGAAGTCATCCCTACTATAGGCACCAAGAAAACAGCGTAGCACGGCCTGCTGCATGTACTGCATTGGGACGGGCTCTATAGCTATGATCCTTGGACGTTTCGGCGTTTTAGGGACAGTAACAACCCTGACGGGTGTTTCTGTCTCGGGTTCAGCCCAAGTAACTGCATCTAACTCATCAGAGTAATGATGGCCGGGAACCAGATGATCCCTCGCGGGAAAAACTGATTCAAGGCGACTCGTCCAACTACGTGAGGCGTACTTCAGATTTCCTGAAATACGCTCTGCAGTCTTACCGGGTCCATGCTTCGGAGTGAGGTATCCTTTAAACAGAGTTTCCTCCATATCAAGGAATACGTCACGAAAAAGCAGGTTACAGTAATAGACAAATTCGTCTACCATCCCCTCAGAAAGGAGACTATCGCTAACCTTCACTTCGGCTTCACACTGGATGTACCCATCGATCGCACTTTTAACCCTTTCGGGGGTGCAGTCGATCTCAATCTTGCTGTGTAGCAGAGTTATCTGCCGCACAGCTTGAATGGCATATGGGCAAGCATCATCCAGAAGTCGACCAGTACCACGGTCGAACACTTTGGCGAGGAAACCTGATAGAAACTTCGGGAAACCTGCGTACCAACCGAAAGGTTGAAATACGTCGCGCCGCACCTCTCTACGATCAAGACTCTTTTCAAAGTCTTTAGCGAATTGAGGAAGGGTAATCGTTAGAAACGACATCCCCTCGTGTTCGAACCGACTCGTGATCGTTTTACAATCACGGGCGGTGCTAACGCCAACAATGTCACCGCATTCTTGGGTGACAACCAACGAGAGCAACATAAGGCTTTTCATCTCGTCCTACTTTCGTGGGTACGGAATCCATAGCTATGTTGCACGCAAATCCTCGGTCGATTGGACTTCTCAATCCCAGTCGATACCGATCTCAAACACTCAGGACTCACCACCCAAAAGCTTCGCAATTGCTGCAAAGCTAGAGGCGGAGGCCCAAGTAGAGAGACCACCAAAAACAGCTGACTGTTCCGTGATGGTGTAACCCACCTTTGGAACGTCCACGTAGAAGCCAACGCTAGCGCTGGCTACAAACGAGGAACCCGTGAGAAGCGGGTCCGCAGTTGTTTTGGTGTCGACGAGCACCACCTGGTGTCGATCACGCCTACCATAGGTGTGATTAAAACGCAGGAGGAGCGCCCCGTCTGCCGTACGATAGACAGCGGAGTTGTCGCCATTACTAGTACGTGAGAGACTCTGGGCAGAGCCCCCAGTCTTTGTAATGGAAATCGGATCTGTAAACATAGCATTACTCTCTTCGGTGGTGATCCCTACATGGGATCTTATCGAACGGGTGGGTAAACCACCCACTCGTGGTTCAACAGCTGTTGAGCCGTTGAGTCTGGTTATAACAATTGGGTAGCCAACTGACAACCTTTGCAGGTTAAAGTCAGCTGGAGAAGGAAGTGGGATTTCAACCCCACACACCTCCTCCACGGTTTATTCCAATTGCTGCCAGGATGGATACTTGCCAAGGTGATAAATCTTGCCAAGATACTCCAAATCCGAAAGGGCTAGCAGGGATACGCCGCTTGTAATCAGTGATTACTTGAAGCATTCCCACATCGCTCCCGTCACAAAGACGGGCCCCAGGGCGTTCGTAAACATCAACGACAGAATATTGCTCGGAGATGTACGCCCAAGGGAGCGCGGTGTTGCCAAGGACCAGATTGGAAGCACTGTTGATAAAATTGCCAACAGGCAAAAACCAATCAATGAGCCATGACCACGGAGTCAGGTTCCAGAGCAGGCTAGGATCTATTTCTAGACCATACTGCTTCTGGTATTGTAGTGCTTTACGCACAAACACCTGAGTATCTGCCAAACCAAGGAAATCTGGTGCGGCATAGGTATACGCTGCAGTGAACCGTCGTTTCACAACGATGGTTCGTGTTCTACGCAGCGTAGTCGCTTGACCACTCGCAAGAGTGCTCGCAAGCGGCGGGTAGATTGTTCCGCCCACCGCCACATCCGTAGTTGTAGAACTCGTTTCAGGCGGAAAATCGAACCGTCTCCTTTGGAGCTTTCTAGCTCCTCGGAGATACGCACTCCACTGTTTATCAGCAGTGTCAAGTGTGCGTGCCAGGGCATAAATGTCCTGAATCACAGGTCGATAGCCAAACTGCCAAGTCAAGTAATCCTCAGCACCTTTACGGGGTGTAAAAGAGGTCTTGAATGAGGCAAGGGAACGCGTTCGAGGGAAACCCTCTCGACGTAACTCCCCTAATGTCTGGCCAATATCCGCAAGCGGTTGACCGGGAAGGTTGTACAAAATCTGCTTAGCACCGATGTCCATAAGGACAGCGTCCGATGAAGGACTAGGTGCGGCAGACGCAGTAGACGGAGCGCAGGGTAGAACATACCCGTTGTACGTCGTGCGGTTTGATCCGCCCGTCGATAGGATAACTTTCTTTCCACCAGATAACAATCTCTTAGTGGATGAAAAGGACCCACCCGTCTTGAGGATGTGCTTAAAGAGAACATTGCCGACGACCGAATTAAAGAACTTACGGTTTTCGGCTCTCTGGAAAAGCACAAACCAGGGATGCGTTGCATCCTTGGTAACCTCACTTCCCGTAAGGGTTTGACCCCCTACATAGGTTGTTTGGAAAAGGTTGCCAAATAGATAGAACCTTTCGGTTCCATCAATCTTTGGCTTCTCAACTCCAAGCACACGCGAACGCGTGCGACCCAGGTCAGATGCCTGAAACATAATTGAAACCCTCTCGTTGGAAGATACGTTGACAGAATATGCCAACGTATCGATGCGCTAGCACCGGGCGGCCTCTTAAGGAG